GGCGGCTCCCTGGCCGGGGAGCCCAGTATCGACGCCCCAACCTATGAGGGATCCCCGGCCGTGGCGATGCCCGCCGGACGGATCGGGGTCACCGTCGCCTTCATGGCCGCCACTCTGCCCGGTGTCTGGGCCGAGATCGACAAACTGGCCCCGCCCGTCACCGGCATCGCCCTCACCCCGAGCCTGGCTTCAATCGCCCCGCCGCAATACGAACGCAAAAAAATCGTCGTCGGCTACAACGAACTACTGACCCACACCGGCATGGTTCGGCAGCTCATCCTCGAGGGCCGCCTAGTGCACTCCGGCGAACAAATGCTGTCCGAACACGTCAACCGTGCCGTCGGTGTCCGCACAGCCGCGGGGTTCGTCCTGTCAAGCCAAAAATCGCCTGGGCTCATCACGCTTGCCCGTTGCATGATCTGGGCCGCGGCGTTGGTCGCTCGACCACAGCAGAAAACGCGGGCCGCGGTCGCGTTCAGCAGGTAGGGGATCGGTTTCTATCTTTCTCGGAAACGCTTGCATCGCGTTACACGGCAGGCGCACAATCCGATCGTGGGATTATTCCGCAAGAAGATCGAAGCCCCGGCTATCGCGGCCGCCCCCTTGGCCGCAGCCGCGGGCGCTTCGCAGATAGGGCAGTTCTATTCGTACAGCGTTGGGGCTTCCGAGGAAGCTGCCCTATCTGTCCCCACCATTTCTCGCGCCGTCTCCCTGCTCACGACGGTGGTCGGCACCCTCGACTTGAAGTCCTACGTCCTTCAATGGGGCGGCGAGGAATACGAAAAGATTTGGGTGCAGGGCGAAACGTGGATGTCGCGCCCCGATCCAAAGGTGCCGCGCCAATTCATCATGGGCAAAACCGCCCGCGATCTCATCATGTACGGCCGCGCACATTGGGCCGTAACGTCGCGCTACTCGACCGGCTTTCCCGCGACCTTCGAGTGGCTCCCGGCGAACATGGTCTACTCCACCGCCATGCCCGCGTCGCCGGAATGGTTCGGAATGCCAACCGATCTCGAGTTCAACGGGATGCCGCTCGACGTTCGCAACGTCATCACGTTCCTGTCCCCCAACCAGGGCCTCGTGTACGCGGGCCGCCGCGCCGTCACCGTCGCGCTTCGTCTCGACCAGGCCGCCGAACGCTTCGCAGCCACCGAAATCGCAGCTGGCTACCTCCAGCAAACCAGCAACTCGGAGCCCATGTCATCCGAAGAGCTCGGCGAATTGGCCGCCGCTTGGGCGAACGCCCGCCGCGTCTCGGCGATCGGCGCACTCAACTCGGCCGTCGAGTGGAAAGAATTCCAGAGCGACCCGAGCAAATTGCAGCTCGTCGAATCGCGCAAATACCAGGCGCTCGAAATGGCCCGCCTGCTTGACATCCCCGGGTATCTCCTCGGCATCGATCAGTCCGGCATGACCTACCAGAACGCCCAACAGTCCCGTCAAGATCTGATCCTGTTCGGTGCGCGGCCGCTGCTCCACGCCATCGAAGAGCGCCTGTCAATGAATGACGTTTTGCCGAACGGTCGCCACGTCCAATTCGACGTAGACGAATACCTTGAGGACTTCATGGTCGACCAGCCCGAGGTGTACCGAGAGCCCGCCGCCCCCGAAATGCCGAGCGAAGACACGCCCAACATCCCCGAAGACGAAATGAACCTGGAGTAACGATGATCCAATTCAACGCGCCAGTCGAAATCCTCGCCGCCAAAGACGACGAAGAATACGCCCCGAAAATCGCTGGTGTGGCCGTGCCGTGGAACGTCACCGCAACCGTTTCTGGCGGCCAGAAAGTCAAATTCCTTCGCGGCGCTTTCGATGTTAATCAGAAGGCCGCCAAACTCGTCGAGAACCACGACCTGACACAGCTTCGCGGCGTCGTCAACAACTTGACTGACACCGCAGCCGGTCTTGAGTTTGAAGCAACGCTGGCCGACACGCGGGCCAGCCGCGACGCAGTCGCGCTCCTCAAGTCCGGCGCATACGACTCCGTGTCCGTTGGAGCCAACCCAACCAAGTTCAAGTTCGACAAGCAAGGCGTCATGGTCATTTCCAAGGCGGATCTGATCGAGCTGTCGCTAGTCGCCGTGCCCGCGTTCTCGGACGCGGTCATCACAGAAATCGCCGCCTCGGCCGACCCAGAGGACGACGAAAACCACCCACAAGACACACCCCAGGAGGATCAAGTGTCCGAAGCAATCCAGGCCGAGGCCCCCGAGGCACCGGCAACCCACCCCGTTTCCCCGATCGTTTACGCGACGGCCCGCAAGGAAGTTCCGCTGCCGACCGCAGTCGAATACCTTTCGGCCGCCATCGCAGGCGGCTCGGCATGGCACCAGATGCGCGACGCAATCCGCGCAGCTGCACCGGACGTCGTCACGACCGACACGCCTGGCATCTTGCCGACCCCGATCGTTGGGCCCGTCTACAACAACTTCATCGGTCGTCGCCCCGTCGTCGACGCCGTTGGCGTCCGTGCGATGCCTGGTGGCGGCAAGGTGTTCATCCGCCCCGAAGTGACCACGCACGTCTCGGTCGGTGCAAGCCTCGCCGAAATGAGCAACCAGTCAGGCACCCTCGTGGTGTTCAACAACCAGGTCACCAAACAAATTTTCGGTGGATACGTCAACGTGTCCGAAGCCGATCTTGACTGGTCGGACCCCGCAGTTCTGTCGATCATCCTTGACGACATGAGCCGCATCTACGCCAACGCCACGGACAACTACGCCGCAGATCAGCTCGTCGCCGGTGCATCGGTTACCAAGGCGTTCGCCGACTTCGGAACCACCGCAGATCCCGCCGCCTGGGTCGCCGCCGCGTACTACGCAGCCAAGACCATCCTCTCGGGATCGAACGGCAACCTGCCGACGCACATGTTCATCGCACCCGACACCTACGAGCTTCTCGGCAAGCTGTCGGACACGGCAGACCGCCCGTTGTTCCCGCAGATCGGCCCGATGAACGCTTTCGGCCAGATGTCGCCCGCCTCGGCAGATGCCACCGCCTTCGGCCTCCGCGTCGTCGTCGACCGCAACTTCGCCAACGGCACACTCATCATCGGTGACGCCACGGGCTACGAAGTGTTCGAGCAGCAGAAGGGCGCAATCAGCCTGGACTCGCCTTCGACGCTTTCGCGCACGATCGCGTTCCGTGGCTACTTCGCCAGCCTGATGATCGACGCCACGAAGTTCGTCAAGTTCACCTGATCCGCTGACAGCTGCACCTAGGAGATCTGCACATGGCATCATTCACCGTCACGCACACGCAACGTGTCGATGGCTATGCCGTGCTGCAGACCCTAGAAGCAACCGAAATCGGCATCGGCCAAAGCGTCACAGTCACCGGCACCACAGGGTTCAACGGCACATTCACCGTGCTCGACGTACCCACCAGGTACTTCACCGGCCTCGACGACGAAGGCGACTTTACCTTCGACGACGAAATCATCATCCTCAACCAGCTGCTCGTTGCGAACGCTGGCACGGATGTCGCCCGCGACGCCATGGCCGGAACGCTCACCTGGACAGAAACGTGCACATGGATCGTCGCCGCAGACGTTCTGTCGTGGCTCGGTATTTCCGTTGCTACCGCCAACGACACAACCTTCGTTGGGGTATGCACGGATGCCGCCAACGCTTGGGCCTACAAGGCACGGAAGATGGCTGGCTATCAAGGCGAGTCCCTCTCCACCGTGCCAAGTAGCGCCGTCAAGCTCGGCACGATCATGTACGCGGCGGCCCTGTACCGCGAACGCGGCTCGGTCGATTCCTACGCCTCGTTTCAGGACATGGCAGTCACCGCACCGACCGGCACAATGGGCCAAATCATGCGTCTGCTCGGCATCCGCCGAAGCCAGGTGGCCTGATGGCCGCAACAGGCATTTTCGCCGACTCGCGCACCGCGATCGTCAGCGCGCTCACCGCGCTCGGCCTCGCAGTCGTCACCGACCCGCGCAACGCCCGCCCAATGACCGTTTTCGTCGGTGCACCGACCTTCGACGTGTTCACCTACAACGTGGGCGACATCACCTTCGAGCTGTCAATCTTGGCCGCTCCGCCAGGCAACCTCGACGCTGAGGACTACCTGATAACGACCGCCGACACCATCATGG